GGGTTAGGTTATTCAATAAATGATGCGAGAAAGGCATTTTATAAAGTATTTGGTGATATGTCAGATGATAATAAAAAAAGATATGAAATACTTAATAAGTATATTGAAGATTACGATAAAACAAACAATAAATAAAAACCAATAAAAAAAACCAAAAATTATGTCAAAAGTAGACCAAGAATTTCAGGCATTATGCAAAAAAATCCTTACAGAAGGTAAAGAGTACGAAAACAAAAATCGTGGGGTAAAGCGTTTACAGATACCGAGCTATACCTTTAGACACGAATTTAAAGACGGTTTTCCTGCAATCACAAACAAGAAACTATATTGGAAAGGTATTGTAGGGGAATTGATTTGGTTTTTAAGGGGTGATAACGACGTTAAATACCTAAATGATAACGGAATCAAGATTTGGAACAAAGATGCTTATAATTGGCATAAAAAGACAGCAGAGGTAGTTTTATCTGAGGAGGAGTTCTATAAATTGGGTTCAGGTAGCGTTGGACAGAATTATTCCGTACAATGGCGTAATTTTAATGGTAAAACAGACCAAATTAAGAACCTTATTGATGATATGACTAAGGATATTATGTCAAGTCGCTTAAAAGTAAATGCTTGGAATCCTTGTGAAGTTGATATGACAGCTTTACCTCCTTGCCATTCAGAGTTTCAAGTAATAGGTGTGCCTTTAGAAGATGGTAAATTTGGATTTGAAGTTCACCTAAATCAAAGAAGTTGTGATGTTTTTTTAGGTCTGCCATTTAATATAGCCTCTTATGGCTTACTTGCTAAAATACTTGAAGATTTAACAGGGTATAAGGCATTAGCTGTTGAGTATAATTTTAAATGCGTTCATTTTTACGATAATCAATATGAAGCAGTTAAACAATTACTTGAAAGAAATCCTGATACACATCCTAATTGTGAGTTATTTATTAAAGAGAGTGATTATGCGAAACCAATCAATATTGATACCGTTTTTAATAATTACGATATAAAAGATTTTAAATTGGTTGGATACACTTCTGATGAAGAAATAAGAGTTGATATGTTAGCACCGAAGGAGGTTTAATAAATGACACAAACTAAGAGAAAAAGCTTTATAGAGTCTTTAGTAAATACCTTAGTTGGTTTAATAGTAACAATAGCGTTTAGCCCATTAATTTATTGGGTTTGTGATGTGAAAATTTCACTTCCAAAAATGAATGTGGTTGCGTTATTGTTTACTATCCTGTCAGTAATTAGGAATTATGTAATTCGTAGGTGGTTTAATAAAATTAAATAATAAATAAAAAAATGGAAAATAATATAATTAATAAGAGTCTTTATCTTAAACAGTATGATGGAAAAATAATTAGCATTGAAGAATGGTATGCAATTTATGATTTCGTTAAAGAATGTTTTAGCGTTAATACCTATGCAAATGATGCTATTAAATTAAAAAGAATTTATAAAGATAGTCTTACTGAAAAATTTGAAGGCTCTGAAGTTTATAATATTATTGTTAAAGACCTTAGTTTAACTAAAAATAAATACAGGTTGAATATACAAAAAGAGAATAAAGAACAAGTAAATCACCCATCTCATTATGGGGGAGCAGAAAACCCATACGAAGCCATTAAGGTTATTAATGCGTGGGAATTAAACTTTGAACTTGGAAATACCGTTAAGTACATTTCAAGAGCAGGTAAGAAAGACCCGAATAAAAAGATTGAGGATTTAGAAAAGGCGATGTGGTATCTAAATTACGAGATTAATAAACTTAAACAAGAAAGTAAATAAATGGTTTACAATATAAATAGTATTGAATATGTTTTAGTTAATGTTATTGTTGTTGATAATAACAAGGATAAGTTAAATAGCTTAATGACTAAACATAAATGTATTGTTCAGGATTTCATCTTAATAAGAGGTAATTCAATATTTACTTTTTTAGGGCTTTATTCTCCTAAAGTTAAATTATCCATATTCGTACCAACAAAAAACATTATTGAATTTAATAATCAACTATACATATAAAATTATGGAAACAAAAAAAATTAAAAAAAGAAAACCAAAAAAAATAGTTATTATAGGAACAAGAGGTGTTGGTAAAACATACTCAAATGAATACTTAAAAAATAATAAAGTGAAATTAATTCCTGCAAAGAAAGACGAAAAGAGAAACAGGCTTAATATTAATATCACTAACATTAATAAGTTCTTAAATACATTAACCGATACTGAATTTATTTATTTGCATAAAACATTAGGTTTAGCTGTTTCAATGAGAACTATTATTTCTGATTACAAAATTTCAAAGGAAAGATTTTGTGAGGAAATGGGTATTAACAAAAAACTATTTAAAGTATATATGAGTGGTAGCCGTAATTTTGATTTAAAAGATATTGCAAAATTAAATGCTTTAGCTGTTAAATTATATATGGAAAATGCAGATAAAAATGCAGAGGAAAGTGTACCTGTTAAAATACCAATTAGAACTTCAAAAAATAAATAATATGATTGATTTTTATTTTATATATAATTTCATAAAAGAAAATCTACTTAGTTTAATAGTTATTGCAATATTATGCTTTGGTATATATATATTTTGGGATAAAATTGAATACCTATGGGAAGTAGAACAGGGTAAAAGAGAGTTTTTTAATGATTATCATAATAATAGACAAAAATAAATATGGCAGTATTGAAAAAAGATTTAAGATTTAGTTTTACTGAATGGTTTAAATATAATCGAGCAGAAAATATAATAAGGAGTATGCAAGGTTATATTAATGATGAACGAATTATAACACATAATACTTTGTGTTTAATGAAAAATGATATTAAAAAAATTATACACTTTAGAAAATGAATTTAGGATTTAAAGAAAGATTTAAGGAATTAATTTTAAGTGGTAGTAAAATTCATACTATCCGTGAAGATTTATACGATAGATGGCATAAAGGTATGAAGATACATTTTGCCACAGGAATAAGAACAACTAATCATAATTGCTTTAAAGAAGGCGAATGTATTAACACTCAAAAGATTGAGTTTAAATGGCATAATCATAATAAAGGATTAGTTAGTGAAAGTTGGGGTGTTCAGGTATTTATTGATGGTAAAGATGTAACAAGTGGGGATATTATTGATGAACTTGCTAAAAATGATGGATTTAAAGACCGTGTTGATTTCTTTGAATGGGAAGCTTGGTACAGAAAAAACTTTAAAGGAAAAATAATCCATTGGACAAATAAACTTTATTAATTATGTCAAAAAAAGTAATAAAAATACATCAGTACGACGATAAGTACATTACTGAAATGCACCTAACTAAAACAATTCTTAAATCATACGGAATTAATGTAGAAATAGTGCAAAAGAAAAGACCAATGCACCATAAAACAATGTTTCATATAACAGGTAATGGATTTAGTTCACATATTGCCACTTCATTACTTTCGGATTTGTGTCATTTAAAAAGAGGTAGATAATTATGCCTGAATACTTATTTCAAATAAAAGGTAAAGTTGGTAAAGATGATTATCATTTTTCTAATTGGTCATTCCCTCCAATTTGGCAGGATAAAGTTGAGGCTAAAAATTCAAAAGAGGCTAAATTAATTATTGAAGAAATGTACGGTAGGAAATTTCCTTTAAGAGTTTTATCTAAAGACCTTGATAGTAATGAGTTCTTATTAAGCATAAAGGAAATTAAAGAAGATGATTTTTGGACTAAAAAATTATTTGAAACAGTAGAATGTAAAACCTGTAAATCACCCTTTAAGTTAATTGAAAAATATCAATCAGGCGGAAAGAGTGATGGTGGTCGTGATTTTTGTTCTCAGGAATGTTCTAATGTAGAGCGTGATAAGAATAGACCAACAAATTATCTTGATTTCAAAGAAGCTACCGCTATACACGATTACGTTATTTATAAGATAACGAACAAAATAACTAATATGTGTTATGTTGGTCAAACTAAACAAGCGTTTACTTTCAGATGGTATCAACACTTTTACCAACCTAAAGATGTAAAGTTCCACGATGCTATAATGGAGTTTCCTATTACTGCTTGGACTTTTGAGGTTATTGAGAAAATAGATATTCCTGAAGAAATTAAATATGATAAAGCAAGTATAAGAACTCTTATATTAAATAAGGAAACTGAATATATTAAAAAATTTGACTCTATTAAAAATGGATATAATTCAGTAAAAAGTTTTGATGATGGTGTTTCGGATGATAATCAGCAGGAAATTTCTTTTGACGAACAAGTTAATATTGATAATGTAAATACTGAATTGAAATAATTATGTTAAAATTAATAAGAGCTTTAATTATATTTATACTTATAGTTTTTGGGTATATTATAGCATTACCGATAACTATATGTCGTATAGCTTATTTAGTTTCAAATATGTTAATGGATGATATGTTCTTAGAGAAGAAAGAAAATGAAAATGAAAGTGAAGATGAACAAAAATAAAGTTGAAATAGTTATTTGCTCTGCTATTTGGTATAAGGAATTGCCATTAATTAAAAATGATATACCAAAGTCACATATATATCCAATAAATGTGGATAGAGGTTTAGTTTTTTGTGGTCACAGACACCCACATTGTATGTATTCAATGATTGCAATAACAGGAAAAAGAAGCGTTACTGTTGAAGTAGGTGATTATGAACAGGGTTTTTTAACTAACTTTAATAGATTTGTAGATAGAGAAGAAGGTGCTAAAATTGCTTTAGCATCAGGACAGATTGAAAAATTAAATTATTCATCAAAAGAATTATATTCAGAAGATTTATATTAAAATGACAGGATTAACTGAAAATAATGATTTTTTAAATCAAGCATCTATTAAAGTTGCTGATAATAAAGAGCCTGTAAAGAAGAAAAGACGTACAGCTTTAGAAATTGAGATGGATGAATACCCTGAATATTATGCTTTAACTCCATATCAAAGAAAATGTCTTGTTGCTACAAATTATTGGAACGTAATGTATGGTAATAAAATAGTTGAAGTTCCACCAAGCGATACGCATTACCATAAATATTTTGATAAAAGGTGTTATGATAGATATATTGGGTATCAGAAGCAAAAGAAATTAGAAGCCGATTATAACAATATGCTTCAAGGATTTAGAGATAAAACTGAAAAAGAACAAAACGAAAAGGTTGAAGTTATTGTTGAAAAAGAATTAGTAGTTGAAAATATTATTAAACCTGAAGAAAATGAAAAATCAAATAGAGTTGATGTGGTTGAGGATAAGATTACTGAAGTTAAAGTTGATGTTATTGCTAAAAAAGACGAAATGCCAATAGAAGAAAATAAAAACTTTCTTGAGGAAAAGAGAGAGCATCCTGTATATCCAAAAAGAGAAAAAGTAGAACCTAAAAAAGAAACTGCTCCTGAAGTTAAAAAAGAGGTTGTTGAAAAAAAGAATAATAAAAAGGTAAAAAATAAAGACAGCAACAATAACGAGCAGGGAAGTTTATTTTAATAAATAAATAAATAATGGAGAAATTAAGTGATTATAAAGTTAAGAAATTATCAAAAAAGATAATAGATTCA